GACGGCTTCGTAACAACCGTCACTGCTGATGCGGCGGGATCGACCTATCAGATGGTTCGCGTTCCCTCGAACGCCAAGATCAAGCAGCTTTGGTTCGAGGCCGCAGCCATGTCCGCCGGCAAGTTTAACCTCTCGGTCTACTATTCGAGTAGCACGACCGATGGCACGCAGCCTGCCCTACAGGGCATCATCGTGCCGACAACGGGCGATCAGTTCTTTGCCTCGGACATCGATGCTACCTCGGCCATCATTATGACCGACAAGACAGACGAAAACGCGACCTACACGGTGGATTTGCGGACCAAGCCATTGTGGCAGGCTCTCGGGCTAACGACTGATCCGGGCGGATTCTTCGACATCGTGGCCGTCTGCCATACAACGGCAGTCACCACGGGAGCGACGATGTATCTGAGCTGCTACTACGTCGATTGACCGATGGCAAAACATGGAATTGGGGTCACGCTAGGAAACTCCACGGGCGGTGGGAAATTCAATTCCCACGGCAAGGGACAGACCATACCGGACCCAACGACCACCAATACCGATGTTACGACCACTCTCACTGACATCACTGCGGCGCTAGCGGTGACGGCTATCGCGGGCGATGCGCCATCCACTACGGCCGTCACTCTCATACAAACTGACGTTCTGGCACTTCAAACAAACGTGACGGCGCTCACCGGCAATATCAGCGGTGCCGACTTTTCGATCACCTGGGATGACACCGTGATTACGAATCTGAATAAGTTGCGGGAAGCCTTTGCGGCGGCCCTGCTACTTGCTAAGGCCGGATACGGCGGACTGGCGGAATAGGAGCTGAACGATGGCAAGCACTTTCATCGGCCTTAATCGAGGTCAGACCGGCGCACTATCCAGCGACTTCACGATCGGCGCGTCGACGGGGGCAACCGATCTCGAAGTACGGATTGATACCGGCAAAAGCCTGACACGCGAAGATGCAAAGCTCATGCTGGAAGCGATCACCCGTATTGTTGAGGCAGTCGATCCTCTGGTCCTTGTCGACTTCGCAGCGCCGGTCTAGGCGGTCCCTATGGCTGAATTTCTCGGTGGAGACGGAGACGTTCGCTCGAACGTGGCGGCCGGCACCATCGGGCCATTTGTCCTGCGCGGCGGCTCCTACTGGATCGAAACCAAGTCCACAGGCTCGGGTACTATAGACCTCAAGCGCCGGGGGCCTGACGGGGCAACCTTCACCGCGCGCATCACGCAGATCACGGCCACGGCAGGCCAACAGACCATTTCCCTGGCCCCAGGCATCTATGAATGGGTCGTGGCGACCTTCACCGCCAACTACCTTGAGATCACCCGCGTCCCGACACTTACCGAGTGATGGATAGCCAATGTCTGATTATTTTGGCGGCGACGGCGATCTTCGCCAAGCAGTAGCAGCCGGAACGATCGGCCCCTTTGTGCTGCGCGGCGGTTCTTATTGGGTGGAAAGCCTATCCGCCCTATCCGGCCTGTTTACGATGGGCACCAACCCCACGGCCGGACAGGTTGTCGTTATAGGGTCTGTGACCTACCGCTTTGAATCCTCAATGGCACAGGCCAATGACGTTAAACTTGGCGCCAGCCAGGACGTTACGCTTGGCCACCTGATCGCCACCCTCAACGGCACGGGGACGGCCGGAACCGACTACTTCGCCGGGACCGTAAGCCCTGCGGTGCAGGCGCGGGCACAGGCCCAAACGCCGACGCAAGTCACAAATCACTCAGTCACGATCTACGCCACCACGATCGGAACCGGCGGCAACATCACCAGTACCACAACGGTCACATCGGCGACGTGGACGGCCGCTACGCTCACGGCCAACTCGGGGACCGTCGACCTCAAGAAGCTCGGCCTCGACGGGACGACCTATACGGCCCGCGCCACGCAAATCACCCTAGGCGCCGGTCAACAGACTCTATCGCTTCCTCCCGGTACCTATGAGTGGATCGTGGCCGGCTTCCCGGTCAGCTATTTGGAAGTCACCCGCATCCCTACAGCGATCGAGTGAGTGCGTTGCTGATCGTTCTGGGGCAGGCGATTAAGGCGCATGGGCTACAACACTCCCGAAGACATCGCCAATCGGGCGCTGCAGCATTGCGGTGTTCCACCGTCCAACCGGATAGCCTCGCTCACCGACAACACCAAGAACGCCAAGGAATGCGCCCTTGTTTATAACAAGGTGCGGCAAGCCGTACTGCGCGAAAATACTTGGGAATTTGCCATCAGGCGCTCTAGGATACGCCCGGTCGACACCAATACCCTGATCTACACACCGCCGACCTATGATGCGACCGCAACCTACGGCGTCGGTGATATTGTCGCGTATGTCGACCCTGTGGACAATTCCACGGGCTATTGGCTTTCTGAACAACCGGCCAACATCAACAACACGCCAGGCGCCCTCTCGGGGGCTTATGGTACGGCGCCATGGTGCCAGTATTGGGGTCCGATAGCCGCGCAACTCTATAGCAGCGGCACAAGTTATTCCTCTGGCGAGCTCGTCTATAAGACACCGGGCGATGGCACCTACACGATGTTCCTGTCGCTGCAGAGTGCCAACACCGATGATCCGGCAACGGTGCAGGACTACGATGCCACGGTGACGTACAAGAAGAACGACATCGTAGTATCGGCGAGCATCAACTACATCAGCCTGATCGATCTCAACACCGGCAACACGCCGGCGGGTAGCCCGTCAGATTGGGCGACGACGGGCCTTAGCACTTCGCGCTTGTGGCGATCGCTTTCCGGGACGCTTTCTGAGCTCAACATCATCTACCCGATAGGGGCTGGACCGAGTACGCAATCAGCAACCCGTAATATCTTCCGGCTACCTTGGGGGTTCCTTCGCATCGCTGCGCAAGACCCAAAGGCAGGGTCAACGTCACCGCTCGGTGCGCCAAGCAATCTTGTCGACACGGATTGGCTGTACGAGAGCGACTACATTATTTCACGACAAGTCGATCCGATTGATCTGCGCTATTCTGGCGACTGGTCAGACGTTAAACGAATGGACGCACTTTTTTGCGAAGCCTTGGCGGCAAAGGTTGCCTATGAGATTTGCGAAAGCATCACACAATCGAGCGATAAATTAAAAATTCTCACCGGCCTTTACCAGCAAGTCGTCTCAAGTGCGAAGAAGGAAAACGGCATCTTGGTCGGAGTCGAATATCCACCTTTGGACGATTACCTTGCTTGTAGGGCGTAGCGATGCCGCTCGCCAATTATCATCAGACGAATTTCCTAGGCGGCGAATGGTCACCCTTCTTCCAGGGCCGCACCGATCATCCCAAGTACCGGAGCGCGATGAACCTCTCGCGGAACGGGTTTCCGCTTGAAGAAGGTGTATGGGTTCGCCGGCCCGGCTCGCGATTGAAAGGTCCAACGTACAAGAACCTTGCGGGGCGCACTTACAAAGTCGCGTTCAGATCGGACTATCCCTACGATGTTGAATTTACCAATGAGGATACGACAGGCTGGTTGCGCTTTTGGAATGGCAACTCTCTTGTCAAGACCACGGACGGTGCGCAAGCGGTAACGAGCATTTCGTCGGCCACGCCTGCCGTGATGCTTATGACAAGTGCCGTTACGTGGATCACTGGCGATGAAATTACTTTCACGATTGGCACGCACTCCGATGGCAGTCTCCCGCTTCGGCAACGCACGTTCATCGTCACGAAAAGCGACACAACGCATTTCACTTTGCACGATGGATTGACCGGCGCCAACATCGACGGCTCGACGCTTTCGATAACATCAGGCTCGACAATCACTGCGTCTCGCATTCTGCGAGTGGCAACGCCGTACATCGATGGTCGATGGGCTGTAAGTCGCATTGTTCAAAATCAGGACTTCGCGCTCGTCCTCAATGCACAATACCTGCCGTACATGCTGACGATCACGCCCGATGTCGATACGCCGGGCACGGCAGATGTGACGTTTGCGCCGGTGGCATTTCTTGACGGGCCATACCTTGACCCGGTGCCTAATAGTCAGATGACTGTTAGCTCGGGAACCGTTAGCAGCTTCACGGCATGGGATAACAGCACGGCCTATCCGATTGGCTCGATCGTTTCGGATGGAGGAACAGTCTATCAGTTCAATGGTTTTTCAACGAGTTCAAGCGATGGATCATCTAGCGACATTCATACCGTAAGTACGATCGGCACCACGCCAGGAACGTCAGGCTCGGGGTGGGAAGCAATCAGCGCCTCGGCGGCCTTAGTCAATGTCACGGGGATTGTCACTCTCACGGCGTCATTCGTCGCGTGGGATGCTACCGTAACTTATAACATTGGCGATTACGTTTCTCATTCTGGTTCGGCCTATCGATCGCTACTTGAGGGGAACAACAATCAGACGCCGGGCTCGGCCCCGCTTTATTGGGTTGTTGTTGCGAGCGGTACAGAAGTCACGGGAGCCGATCCTACCGTTGCGGCGGGATTTCAGACTACCGATGTGGGGCGGCTCATCCGATTGTTTGCAACACCCCCTGCGTGGAACTCAGCGGCAACCTATACGCTTGGCGATGTTGTCACTTACAAAGGATCGACATACAAAAACACTGGCGGCAATACGTCCGGCTCTGTTGGCGGTGCGCCAGATGGCGGGGCACTGATAAATAATCAGGGCGTTGTCGGAGCTGGCAATGCTTCGCTGAGTACGATTTGGACTGTCGTCACAGGCTATCAGGTTTGGACATGGGGCGTGATTTTAGTTGTCACGACTCCGGTAGTGGTGTCGGTTGCTATCCAGGGTCCGCCGCTTCCTCTCTACAGCACCAGCACATCGGCAACGCCAACGGCATCGGCACTTAATCCGTGGCGCCTCGGGGTTTATTCCGACACGACAACCTACCCGTCATGCGGCAGCTTTTATGAAGGCCGGTTCTGGTTTGGCGGTGCGCTGCGCAATCGCTTCGACACGTCACAGTCTTTAGGCTTCGACAAGAACGGCACAATCAACATGGCGCCAACCTTGACCGATGGCACGGTCACGGATGCTTGCGGCATTTCGTATGTGCTCGAAAGCAAGGATGCGAATGAGATTGTTTGGTTTGAGCCGGATCACAACGGCATTACGGCTGGCACATCGGGAGGCGAATGGCTGATTCAGGCATCGACACTGAGCGATCCAATCACGCCGACAAGCATTCAAGCCAAGCGTGTGACGAAATATTGCTGCGCCAATATCGAGCCGCGCCGCACGGGTATCAGCCTGACATTTGTGCAAAAGTACCGGCGGCGGCTGATGGAGCTTCTATCCGACGTATTTACCAATCGATACATCGCGCCGCACTTGAATGAGACGGCAAAGCATCTGTCGAAAGATGGAATTGCGGAGCTCGGTTATCAGGAAGAACTCGCGCCGATCATTTGGGCGCGTACGGGCGATCTGCCGGCAACAGGATTAACGACCACAAGCCAAACGGTGAACGATTGCACGTTCGATCCAGACTTTACGAACCAATTGCTCACCTTGAGCAATGGCGACCTGACGGTTGATGGCACAACTACTCCGCCAACTGTTTGCGCGCTTGGCATTGCGATCGACTTCGATGCGAAGAAACTTTGGATTTACAGCCCGTTCTATGGGGGCTGGAATGCGCAGTCATTGGAAACGCAAGACCCTAATACGCCCGTTGGCGGGATGACGTTCACGACTACCGGAACACTTTTCCCGATGGTCTATCCCGGCAATGCTTCCGGCACTCAAAATCATGTTTACACCGCTAATTTCGGGGCCACGTCTTTCGTCCACCCGATCCCTACCGGCTATACAGCATGGGGCAGCGGCACCACTTGGAATCCGAGTGACAAGGCCGCTAACGTCACTCTATCTGGCGGCAATCTTACCGCCGCCGACCTTGTGGCAAATACGAATGCCGGAGTTCGCGCGACCACTGGAAAGAGTACCGGAAAATTCTATTTCGAGATTGCCATTGTCCAAGTTGCGACATGGTACACAGCAATAGGATTTGGAACTACAGCGGAAACCCTCTTAGATTTCCCCGGCCGTACGGGCGCCGGTGTTCACGGCTTCTCAGTAACTTGCGCGGCGCCACCATACGGTGGTGGTACCTACGGACTTGGTGGCAGTATCGTTAACTGGAATTTCCTACTAACTACGACCAATGAGAACGGCACTCGCAGAATTGCGATGGCAACGCTCGGGCACAATTCGGGAAAATTCTATTTTGAAATGACTATGGATGCGATGGTTAACAGCGTCAGTTATGGCGTGTGGCCCGCTATCGGATTCTGCAATCACTTTCAACGGACAGGTGCCGCCGGCTTCATATCAGATTCCGCAGCCAATCATTTGCTAGGAGGCTCAGGTAACAGCATTGGATATGAAGCGAGAATTGGCAGCGTATATCTGGCTGGCGCCCCAGTTTACAACGCAGGAGCATATCCTGTTGGGTCTATCATCGGCGTCGCTGTCGATTTAGACAATAAACTCGTTTGGTTCTGGAATCCCGTTACAGGCAAATGGAACGGCGGGACTTTGGCTACTCAAAATCCATCTACTAGAACGGGAGGGTTTGATTTTTCGGGTCTGGCCGGTGGCCCCTACTATCCGGCAATCGAAACAAACCTTTACGGCGTCAATACGCAATTCACCGCTAACTTCGGCGGAACGCCGTTTAGCCAAACAATCCCGACCGACTACACTCCTTGGGCGGTCAACGTAACGACTGTGACAACTCATACCGGATACACTATTCCCCCCGGAGGATTGATCGGCGCCACTTATAGGCGCGTTAGTGCAATGACCACGGAGACGCCAGCGTTTGTCGGCTGGCATCGGCATGACCTCGGGCACGGTCGATTGCTGACAAGCCTCAGTGTTGGGCCGACCGGCGATGGAACGCTCGATACGGTCGATTTGGTGACGACAGACGGCACTAACTATTTTGTCGAAGATTTCACGCAGGTATTCGACGAGGAAGATGACCTAACCGTTTCATGGTTTGTCGACGGCGCATTAGTCCCCGATAGCGCCTATGAGGACAACACTGCGACAGGCATCCGATTTACCGGACTAAACTATTTCATTGGTCAATCGCCAACGGTTGTTGCCTTCGGACTCGATCTCGGCCCATTTGTTGTCGACGCGAACGGCACGATCTTTGTGCCCTATGGCTCTGGAACGCCGCCGTCATCTTTCGACTTCACGGCGCCGGGAGCTGGCGCTTATCTATTCACTTCCGCGTACGTCGCATCGCACTTGTTGACTGAGGTTGGACGCAACGGTGGCGTTGCCTATAGCGGCGGCTTCATTCCGATTGCGGTCGGGTTTCCATTTGTTTCGCAAGGGCAAATCCTACGGGCAATCGCGCCAGAACAGGCGGGAACGCGAAGCGGGCCGGCCTTTGCAAAGATACGGCGTGCCCATGAAGTTCAAGCACTGCTGCGAAGCACGATGGGCATTCAATTTGGCACAGACTTTGGCACGTCAATGCAGATGGCATCGCTTAAGAGCGTGTCAGGCGTTACGCCCGATCCGACGCAATTGTATTCCGGCCTGTGGCGCGAAACGGTCAACAGCGCCTACGACTTTGATGCAATGCTCGCGTGGCAAATCGTGCGCCCATACCCGGCATCAGTTGTGTCCATAGGCGCGGCCGAACAGGCCCAGGACTCATAACATGGCAACAGGACTAGGGGGAGCAATCGGATTGTTCGGGACGGGTGTTCAAGACCTGTTCACGGCGCAAGGCGATAGGGCTGCTGCGGCTGGCTATCAACAAGCAGCGCAGTCGTATCAAACGGCAGCAGGCATTGCGACTGCAAATATCGGTATCGAACAAAACTCGGTTGCCATTCAACAAGCGCAGCTCGACCGCAAAATCGAAATGACCACGGGCTCGGCAACGGCGGCAGAGGGCGCGGCGAACGTATCGGGCGGATCGGCTGGCGACATTATGCGCATGAGTATGCAGCAAGGCGCTCTCGCCAAAGGGATTGTCTCTACGCAGGGACAAATCCAAGAGAACGCATTTGCTGAACAGGCAACTGCCTATCAGGCCATGTCTGCATCGGCCATTGGCGCGGCGGGCGCTGCATCGGCGGCCGCTAAGGGCGCGACGGCTGGCGGTATCTTTAGCTTTATCGGCGGCGCTGTCGGCCTATTGGCGCTGCTATGAGGATAGTCCATGCCTAACATCAAGACTTTCGACGCCGGCGAAGGCAAGATCACTCCATCAGAAGCCGGGAGTGCGGCCTACCGCGAACTCGGCGCCGTGCAGGAGCGCAATGCCGGCCTACAAGAGAAGTACCTGTCGCAAGCCGGGCATTCGATTGGTCAGGGCATTTCCGCGATCGGCGAGGGCCTTGGTGAGTTTCAAGCACAGGCGCAGCAACATACCGATGCGCTTGCCGAGATTGATTTTCAAAACCAACTGACCCAGGCCGAGATTGCAGCTCAAGGCGGCATCGTCGGAGCCGGTACGCCAAGGTCTGCGGAAGGCGCTCCGATAAGCGATCATCCCGGCGTTGGCGTTGACAAGGCATTTCCGCAAGATGCCCAAGTGCCGTCGCCAGGACAGTATGCAACGTCGGCGTCCGACATCATCGACAATCATAGTAGTTTCCTCGATCGGCTCATTGGGGGCATCACAGGCCAGAACGTTAGCCAAAAGGCGCGCGACCGGATGGCGCTGCAGGCCGCCGTAAGCAATCGGCGCCTAGCGGTTTCAGCGGCGGCGATCGACGGACAGGTTGCGGTCAATCACGCCATTCACACCACGGATGGCACGGTGAATGAAACTATCGCTGCAACGGGCCGTGGCGACCTCACACTGCCCGATGCGATGGATCACATCGACGGCGCTTTCGACGCTGTAACAAGGACATTCACCGGGGCTGTCGGCGCCAAGGGCACACTTGTTGTCGATCAAAAACGCGATCAAGCCAAACTACAAGTGCTTCAACAGAGCATGTATAACGATGTTGTCGCCGGCCATACGGAAAATGCGCTGCGGACTTTGAATGACTCGCGATGGGACAGCATCGTTGGCGGACAGCGGCCGAAGCTCGAAGAAGCTATCCGCAAGTTTTCAAACGAGCGCATTCAAGATCAAGACCGGCTCGACAAGCATCAACAGAACCTTGACGCAATCGCGCGTGATAAAGACATAGGCGACCTATATACGAACAGTCTTTTGCCTAAGACTGATCCAAAATATGTTGCCGATCCCCTCGACGCCATCAATAAGAAATATCAGGGCGACGATCTGATAAACGCACGCAAAGAATTTAATCAGTTGGTGACAGGGCCAACGCAGCATCAGACCGATATTTCCAGGGCGACGTTCTCCGATTTGGCATCGCGGGTGAACCTGCCCTATGGCGATCCTAACAAGATCACCAATCTTGACGAAATTAGGCAGGCTCGACAAAAGGCGCCAGGAACGCCTGGATCGCTAAGTCGGGCAGATTCCAATGAACTGACCAATATGATTACCCGGCAATCGACGCCGGAGGGCGATCGGCTGAACACCGATACCGAGAAGTTTTTGGATTCGCGCAAGGGCTTTATCTCAAAGTCTAATCCGCTCATGGGCAAGCTCGATCCATCGGGCGATGCGCAAGTGTACGACTACCGGATGGCAATTCGCGACAAGCAGCAACAACTCCTGCAACGTGGCGACGATCCGCGCAAGGCAATCACACCGGGCAATCCCGACTACATGGGCTCGCCTGAGAACATGCAGCGGTTCCAAACGCCGATTAGTCAGAGCGTTAAGAACCTGTCGGATAGACTGCGGCAGGGACAGCCTGGTACTCAGCCAGGCGGCACACAGACACAACAGCCAACGGGACCGCCGTCAGGAACACCGGCTGCGAAGATACCGGGCGTTCTGCGAAGCCCGTCAACCGGCATGTACCAAGACCCAAAGACGAAACAGATTTACGGCACGGACGGCTATCCGCAGAAGATGAACTTCTCGCCGGAGGGGGGAGGGTCAGAGGGGCAGAACGCTATCAATAGGGCGATGGGCGTTGATGCTCATGCCGACAAGAATTTCTTTAGCTCTGGCCGCGCCGAACAAGCAGGCATCGACGGCGGAATTGGCGAGAACCTAAAGACGATTACGACACAGGGACAGACCGTTCAAGTGAACGCGGCAGCGGCCCCGCACTTCCAAGGCTTCCTCGATGAGCTCGAACGCAAGGGATACAAGGTTGACGACATCGGCGGCTACTCCAACCGCATGAAGCGCGGCAGCTTTACCAGCATGTCAGAGCACGCCTTCGGCAACGCGATCGATATTAACCCGGACAAAAATCCATTCCATTCCGCAAAGGACAATCTCCCGAAAGATGTTGCACAGATTGCCGCTAGATACGGTTTGATCTGGGGCGGAGATTGGAACGGCCGTTCACGCGATCCCATGCACTTTGAATGGAGTGGCAAGGGTGGATCGTCAGTGACAGCGAGTAGATAATGCCTGACACCGCCCCAAACGACTTTGCACCGATAGCGCAGGCTCCTAGCGATAATACGCCTACGGACTTTGGGCCGACTGAACCGCGTTCTGGCGCCATACCGCCGGCGTTTATCGATCGCGTCTCACAGGGCGAGGCGGCACGGCAATCGTTTGAGGAACAATCTAAGAAGCCATATTCACAACGTCTCGCGGAGTGGAGCGCACAGAAGATTAAAGAGGGAAGTTATGGGCAGGCCGCGCTAGGTGGCGTTAGCTCGTTCATCGCCAGCGGTCCCGAGGCAATTGCCGGCGCTTTCCAGATGGGTAAAGACGCATGGGACAATGGCCTTGTCGGTCCTGGCCTACGGCGCGAGGACTTCACGGACATTCCCGGCAAGGGACAGCCGGGCGATGAAGATTACGGCAAGGCGTTTAATGCCGCATTCATCTTTGGCCCGCACGCCGGTCGTCCACTCATGCCGGACGAGGCGGGAAGCTTTTCAAGGCTCAAGCCTGATCCGGTTGACGGCACGATGCGGAAAGAGCCTGTGGGTCCATTGCCGGAAGCGCAGGACTTCCATAACGCGGCGACCGTGCTTTCGCCCGATGAGGTCGCTCCGCAAGTGCTCAAGAAGCTAGAGCGCATTTGGGATGAGCATGGCGTTACGCCATCAGAGATTGCCCACGATGCACAGACCGATCCTGTGTTGAAGCAGGAAGTCTTATCGCGCGATGATAAGTTGCCGGCGGTCTATGGCGAAGAAACGGCAGAGGCAGAAGGCGCGGGGAAACCACCGGCACCGCCCGAAGAACCGCCCGGCAAAGAAATGTCTGCGGCAGGCGAACCGCCAGAAGGCGGCAAGCCTATGTCGGTCGATGATGCCAGGGACAAAATTCTCGAACACATCAGCGTTGACCAAGCCAGCTCGGGTAAGGGGATCACGCTCGCTAAGATTTACACCAACGTAGTCGATCGGTTCTTTCCTATAAGCAAAGCGCGCGATGGCGCGGAGTTTGCGGCGGCAGAAGATCCCTACAAGTTGGCACGGCTGTTTTCAGGATGGACCGGCAAAGCCGATCACATGCTCAATGAGGGCACGTTCGATTTCAATACATACAAGCCGAATGGCCCGCCACTGAAAGAAATACTCGATCCAATCAAAGGCGAAATGGACGACTTCCGTGCGTTCGTATCGGCAGCTCACGCGAAGGAATTAGAAAGACTCGGTATTGAAACAGGTTTCGACAAAGAGGCTATTCAGGTTTACGGCGAGAGCGCAATCGGGAGATTTGGTCCAGAGCTGGAAAAGTTGGTCACTTATCAAAGGAACGTTGCGCAATATCTCAGGGACAGCGGCGTGATTTCGGATAAAGGCTTCGCCGCAATGACGGACAAGTATTCGTTCTATGTCCCGTTCCATCGCGTCATGGGCGAGGACATGATGGCCGGCGCCAACGGCATCAGCGGGCAGAGTATGCAGGCCAGCAATCCTATCAAGGCGCTTGTCGGGTCTGAGCTCAAGGTTGTCGATCCGATCGAGAACATCATTAAGAACACCTACCTGTTCACGGCGATGGCCGAAAAGAATTTTGTCGGCACCAAGCTCATTGACATGTTGGAAAAGCAGGGCGCGGCGAAGGAAGAACTATCACAGTTCAAAGGCAAGCAAGACAAGGGCGACGCCGCCGACATTGCAGGCTTCCTAGAACATGAAGGGGCCAAGGCAGACCCGGATTTAATCTCAAGCCTGCAGGACATGGCAACGCCACCGAAGCCCGGCGAGATCAGCATTTTCCGTGACGGAAAGCGCATATCGTACAAAGTGGATCCTGACATTGCCAACGCAATGAAGGGGCTCGATCGCAGCACGACGAATTGGTTTATAAAATTGCTCGAACCACTCTCATCGACACTCCGCGCCGGAGCTGTGCTCGATCCAGAGTTTGCCATCCGGCATACGATCCGCGACTTCATCTACTCATTCATCAAAACGAATGACGGCGTTTACACGCCAGCCGATTCACTCAAGGGCCTTGTTGGGCTCATTACGAAAGACGCGGACTATTGGAAATGGCAACAGGGCGGCGGTGCAAACGCCACGCTTGTCGGGCTAGACCGGCGTTTCCTGCAGGAAAGCCTTTCCGAGTTAAACGACAAATCGGGACTGATGGCGCGGTCTTGGAACGTCATTCAAAACCCGAACATGACGCCGCTTTCCAAGATCAGCAGCATCACCGGGCAGGCATGGCAATCGGCAATCAGTCCGCTGCAAATGCTCACCGAATTTGCCATGAACATGAACCACCTTGGCGGGTTCAAGCGATCTCTGCGTGATCTGGAAAGCAAAACATCGGAAGCAACCGGCACGACCTTGCCGGCATTAACGCCGCAAGGCGGCGCGATGCAACTACGCGACGGCGTGACATGGGAAGCGGGACAGGCCGCGCTTGACGCCGCGAGCCGTGCAACCGGCGCCGATAAAAAGAACATTCTTGAGGCGGCATGGGTATCGCGCAACACCGGAATCGACATCGCCCGTATGGGCGCGAAGATGAAGTCGTGGAATGCCATCTCCGCATTTATGAATGCCAAAATTCAAGACACGATGCAGATTGCTGAGGCGCTTGCAAAAACGCCGGTAAGTACGGGCATCAAGATCGGCGTCGGCATTACGATTCCATCGCTCGCCCTATGGTGGGCAAACAAGGATGATAGCCGGTATCAGGAACTACCCGAATGGGAGAAGGACGTTTTTTGGGTCATCCCGACCGATCGATGGGAACCTTCGCCGGAGGACCTTGCGAAGGTTAGACCGCGCGATCAGTGGCGCCTAGTTGACGGTCAATATCAGGTCAACAACGGAACGATATGGCGGATACCAAAACCGTTCTCGACCGGTGTTCTGTTTGGTTCTGGCGCAGAACGGATAGCTGAGCATTTCTATAATCAAAACCCGGATGCGTTTAAGGGCTTCATCAAGTCGCTTTCGATCAGCACCGTTGGCGATATAACGCCGAATGCGCTCGTCCCTATGTTCGAGCAGATGGCAAACCGATCATTTTTCACTAACCGAACGATCATCCCGGCACGGCTCGAAGGCCAATTGCCGGAATATCAATATAGCAACTACACCACTGAGACAGCGAAGAAGCTAGGGCAGGTATTGAGTTCGTTTTCAGGTATCAGTCAAGAGCGCGTGGGGCAGGCCGGCAGCATGGGACATGGCACGGCCAACGCCTTATCGAGCCCAATGCTTATCGAAAACTACATTCGCGGTTGGACCGGCGCACTCGGAACATATACGTTGCAGGCGGCGGACTACGGCTTGCGGCAGGCCGGCGTTGTCCCGCCAGGACCGGAACATGCGGAAAAGACGATGGCGGACATTCCGATCGTCCGCGCCTTTGTCGCCCGCTACCCGACAACCAACGCTCAATCCGTGCAAAACTTCTATGAGAAGTTTAACGAGAACAAAATCTATTTCGATACTTACATGGCCCGCGCCAATGAAGGCGATCAAGAATCGATGGACAAAATACAGGCCGCTGGCGGGATGCGAATGTTTGTACAGCTAGACGCCATCAAGCAGGCGATCACGGAGCAAAGTCAGGTCATTCAAATGGTCGACAAGAACCCGGACATGAAGCCGTTTGAGAAGCGCCAACTCATCGACAGCCTTTACTACGGGCTCATTCAGACCGCGAAGGAAGGCAATGACGTTCTAAATCAGGTTGGCAAATAATGGCCGGCATTCCTCCCATCAAAGTACGCGGCGTCCGGCAGAGTATCCCGGCAGGATATATCCTCGGGCGCACAAGTCCTGGCTCGGGAGATGCGGAACTACTGCCGCTTGCGCATGTAGCACAGCAACTTGTCGCCACTGGATTCGTGCAAGCTGGCGTTGCGTTGGTTGCTCCAAGCGGATCGTCATCTACCACTAAATCAACTGCTAATCGCGCGTTGCAGCTCGCCGGATATGCCGCGACGATCGACGCGAGCGGCGGCGATGGTGACATGGGGCCACCGGGAAAGCGGGGAACGAGTACGGGCGGCTCGGGAACGGATGCTGTGGCGCAATCTATGGCGAAGAAAGCGCAACGTCTCGCCGGCATTGGCACAACCGCAGACACCACGGATGCGCCTAGCGATGTGGCGCCGGGGCAGAACAATGTCCGCACGACCGCCGCGCTTGTGTTTTCGTTTGATGGTAGTGGTGGAACGCCGGCGGCTAACTCAACATGCGATCTTTATGTCCCGTTCGCTTGCACGATTATTGCCGCGACTACGCTCTCGGACATAAGCGGATCGTGTGTGCTCGATGTGTGGGTTAAGGCTTTCAGTACCAGCACGCCGCCGGCGGTAGGGCAAACGATCACCGCGTCGGCCTTGCCCACCCTATCGAGTGCCACCGGCGCCAATGACACAACTCTTACAGGATGGACGAAAAGCATTCCGGCCGGATCAATGGTTCGCGTGAACGTGAATAGTTCAAGCACTTTGACCCGTATCGTTCTCACGATCACGGTCTTGAAGAAGTAAGAGGGCGCCCATGACAGTCGCCAGCTTCCGCGCTCACAAAAACGGGACAGACCAAACCTCTTTCCCTGATGCAACAGAAACGCAAATTACATTCGGGACGGAAGCCTACGACAACGGCAACTTCTTCGCTTCTAACGCTTGGACGCCCCCTGCTGGGAAAATTCGCCTGATGGCGAATGTCTATATCACCGGGACAGAGACAAATAGCCAGGTTAGTTACGTCACTATCAGAAAGAATAACGCAACATTTGCGCAATCAAACTTTTGCGGCAATGCTGCTGATGCAGGGCCTACGAACGTAGTGGCGGATGACAATTGCAGTGGCAGCGATGTCTATACGGTGTTTGCGTATTTTGACCGGAGTTCTGGATCAACAACAGTAAGCGGCAATTCTCTATATACATGGTTTAGCGGTTATAGGTTTCCAACTCCGGTAGCATGTTTCAAAGCGAACAAAAACGGGACGGACCAAACCGGCGTTGTAGCCAACACGATAACCGCTGTTACGTTTGGGAATGAACTCTATGATGTTGGCAATTACTTCGCATCGAATGCGTGGACGCCCCCAGCCGGGAATGTGACACTCGTTCTTAATCTTGCCCATAAGGGTACGATTGCGAACGGAACGGGATTGCACACCTACATTTATAAGAACGGCTCGGTTTACGCCCAAATGGTGCAACAGTCGGCGGGTAGCGCGGGTTTAATTTCTTTTGCTCTTGACGACCAGTGCAACGGTAGCGACGCCTACACGGCCAGAGCCATGATTGCCGCCGGCAGTTCCCTAGCCTTCTACGGCAATCCAGAATTTACAAATTTCTCTGGCGTGTGGTTAAGCGCATGACCACAAGCCTCATAATGTTTCGTGCCGATAAGGTTGGCGACACCACACAGAACCTTGCCGATGTCACTCTAACGAAAGTGACTTTTGGTCACGTAGTTTTTAATGTTGGCGGTTACTTTGCCTCTAATAAATGGACGCCGCCTGCGGGGATCGTGTCGCTCACCGCTTCGTTTTTCGCAACTAACATTGCTGCTGTTAATAGCAACGCCAGCGGCGGCGTTGCGATCTATAAAAACGGCTCCATATTTTCGCAAACTAACGGACGACAGGATTCGTCTAGCGCCTTCGTGGCGACGACGATAAGCGACACCGCGAACGGCACCGATTTTTATGAAATGTACGTTGTGTGCGACAGCACAGGAGGAAACACCCCCCTGCAAAACGATGCCACGATCACGTTCTTTAGTGGCCGTTCGCTTGAGGTAGGCGCCGTCAGTTTGTCAAAAAACCGCAGCTACATAATAGGATAGAGAGTGCGTTGCTAGTGGTCGGCACCAGGCCATAGGCTTAAGCCAAAGAGGATAGGAAACATGGCAAACCCAAGCATTAAGCGCACCGCTGGCCCTGTTGCCATGTCGGCTACGCTGACGACGAATATCTATAACAACACATCGGCGTTGATCTACGACATCATCAAGCACATTCACATCGCCAATAAGACATCAGGTGCCGTGACTTTTTCTATATGGCTCGGTGCGACTGGTGCGAACACCGCTGGTACGGAGCTCTTTAACGCCGTATCCGTGGCCGCAAATGATACATTCGATTATTACTGCAATCTGAAAATGCTTTCGAGCGACTTCCTTGTAGGCGGCGCCGGGGCCGGCACATCGCTCACCATAACGATCGAGGGCGAGCAGTACGTCGTTTAGGCTGAGTGCGTTGCTGATTTACCTTTGACCTGCCACGCAGGGCTCTCAATTGGAGGGCCGTCCTATGTGGTGGATTATCCTAGGGTTTTTCGGGGGTTATGGTGTGTCAATTTACACATGGCCCTTCATACGGACCAAGATGAACGGCCTTGAAACCGAGGCTATGGACCTCCGGGACAAGGCCAAGGCGCTCGAACAGCAAATCGCCTCCAAGCTCTAATGAGAGAGAACTTTCAGTCCAGCCTAGCGATCATATTGCGCGAAGAAGGCGGCAATGACGATGACCCGCGCGACCACGGCGGCCGGACATCAAGAGGCATAATTCAGCGGGAATGGGACACCTATCGAAAAACCCACACAGGCCGCCCGGCTGACGTGTGGAAGGCGCCCCAGAATGACATCAATGCGATCTATCGGGACAAATACTGGAACCCCTATTGCGACGATCTTCCGGCCGGAATTGACCTCTTATTCTTCAACGCCAGCGTCAACAGCGGGCGGCAACCTGCAGTCAAAGAGCTGCAGCGTGCTCTCGGCGTCCAAGTCGATGGCATGATGGGTATGGTCACTATCAACGCCGCAACGAACTATCCCGATCCGCAACTTCTAATCCACAAAGTCAGCGATTGCCGGCGGGCATATTACCGCGCCCTCAAGCAGTTTTCGATCTATGGCCGGGGCTGGATGGCGAGGACCGATCGCGTCGAAGCGGCGGCTAAAGAAATGGCCCCCACGTCGACGGCGAGTTCGACAGAGAGCGAAACGATGCCCCTGTCGGCCAAGGCGCCGCCCGAGGATGACATGGCGCTAGTGCAGACCGCATCGATCGACCCTCCACCGCCAGCCGGCGGGATGATGGCCAATGTCGGGATTGCCGACGTGGTGAGCACGGCGGCCGTCATTCAGCAACAGGTCAAGCCGATCGTCAAAAGCAAAATATCATGGGGCGCGGTTGGCCTCGGGGGCACGGGCATTGCCACGACCGTTGCGAATGCCCCGCCGACGATCGCGCAACAGTTTATCGATGTAATGCGCTCGCCGATCTTCTGGATTATCTTGGTGCAGCTCGGCCTCGTCGGCTGGATTCTCTATCACTATTGGCGCGACCACGGAAAAGGAGCAGTCCAATGATGGCATTTTTCGCGGCCGGCATCGCGCGATGGTTTGTTCTCGGTGGCGTAGTGGCTGTCGTATTTGGCGGTGTTTATCTGAAAGGGCACAACGATGGATACAATGTCGCTGTCAACAAGCAGCAAGCGCAAATGGCGAAGATGGAAAAGTACGTCAAGGACATTCGCTCGCGTGTTGAGCGCAAGCTTCCTCCTGATGACGTTAACGACATCATGCGCCCCGACTCTTTCGAGCGTGAACCCTGACGGCGCCAAGCGGATCGCCCAGGCTGCGTTCAGGCCGATCACTTGGAGTCCAAAGGACACCGCGCCGACCGTGCGCCAGATCAAGGTGCATAATGAAGTTGGCGTGGAGCTCGGGCTATGGAAGGCACCTAAGAAAAAGGGATCATGGTTGCGCCGGCCGGCAAAGCCGAAAGTAGCGCAGGCGCCGAAGCCTATCATTGTGGAAGATCCCGAAGTATGGCCGCCCATACCAAACGTAGATAAGACTTCACCCCCTCCGGTATCTGTCACCAAGCCGGTTAAAAAGCATTGGTGGCAGATCAAAAAGCCAAAGGAATGATTGAAATTAGCCCGCAGTTTATATCCATAGCTATGTCTGTGGGGGCGTGGATTACGCTCTTTCTTTTCATCGTCAAAACCGCAATGAGGTTTGGATCCCTCGAACTGAAAGTCGATACAATGTGGGGATTTCAAATGCGCCGGGCTATGTCGGAGGTTGTCACCTCTGGCGTCGGCGTGATGAATAGTCCTCTCGTTATTACGGACGATGCACTCGCTCACCTAGATCCAATCAAACCCCGCCTGCTCGAATGGTATGCGAACTATCCTGGCAAGGACAATGACGCCAGCATTCTTCTCGGTATCGAATCAGAGTTTGGCGATGACATTTTGAAAACGGTTTGCTTTCCGTGCGGACTGTCTTACGGCGCCTGCCTCATCATCGCCCTTGTAGTGGCAAAGGGAAGCAATGAGGTAGACCTCCGAGTGAAGCGGGATACGGCGTGAAAGAGCCACAGGACCACTATGCTTTGGTGCAGTACCACTACCCACTAATGATAATATACGCGGTTGCCCTGCACCTAGTATGGGGTGTCCTTGGGCTTGTTGATCCTGCCGCTTACGATAGTACGGCGTTTTCTGCATTGTTCCGCCTGTTTGGGTATGCGACATCGCCTATCTGCTTTGCTGTCGCCGCCAGCGCCCTAGTTGGAATTGGAACTCACGGACGGTTGAAGGGGTTAGCCTTCATGTTGCCGCAACAGACTATTCTACTCATATCGGCGTTCGGCGCGGTTCACGCCATGATGCTTTCGCAATTCGCCGATGGCGTTATCCGGCCGCGCGCCTTTATCATCGCCGACCAAGTGCCGGCCGTCATCACTGCAATCGGGCATACCGTGTCAATGGTGAGGTTTGCCATAGGGCGGAACAAATGATGGATTGGGATTCTTCCGTCGCTCTCATTTCGATCCTGATCTCGTTTGGGACGTTCAGCATCGCAATGTATTTCGTAAAAGAAAATATATCGAAGTCTTATAAGTCAATGAATCAGATCAACGGCGACATCGATACAATCAATAGAGCTGCGTGGACAAAGCAGAAAGAGCATGGCGCCCCGATGTGGCATTAGCGCGGCTTCATCGAAGCAAAAAACACTACGGCACCCGTTAAGATCACCGCTGCGATCAAGAAGCCAAGTATGAATGGGCCGCATTCAGGGCAAATCATATCTTGTCCTTCAATGCGCGTTTGCGTCGTGGCCTATTCCAACTTTTTGTTGCCGCCCAAAACCGACCGGCTCTAATTCCTTTAGGCCCCCAAGTGTATTTGTATCCCCCACGCATCATGCGATCCAAAAGCACAAGGCTGTAGCCGTAGTAATTCATGTCTTGTCCTTCAATGCGTGAAGTATAGATACAGCCTCATCTAGCACAGCCTGTTCACGGGAATGGTAAGGGCAGTTTTCGGCCAAATGGGCAACCATCTTCATTCATTTTCTGCAAACATATCTGCGGTATCTCCACATTCTGCACACACTGCGGCCTCTCGCGCTGATTTACCCTCACGCCGCTGGTCCCAGCCCCAACCCCATTTGCATCGCTTCGGAAATGCGTCATGTATCTCGCGCCCGAGAGCGTCGAAGCGATCCGCCACGTCTGGATAGCCAAGCCTTAATGCTGCGGCCTCGCCCTGAACGGCAAAGGCACCACAGAGACAGTCCCCGCTTATCATCAGCGTTTGATAGGCGGGTGCCCGCGTGAAATCGTTGGCGTGAAAAAATTCCCATACTTTCTCATTTGTCCAATCGTAGATGGGCGCGAGGATTGGAACATTTTCCCAAAAGCTAACCGGCTTTGTATTGACGAAGCGCCGCTTGCTTTCGTCCTTACGGACTCCACTCGCGAGAACGCCGCTCGGATGCTTGCGCCGGAACTCTCGTATGGCGCGGCCCTTTAGATGGCTCATAAACTTCTGATGCATCCCAGGCCCCGGAAACCCAAACTTGCGGACCAACTCAACATAGTCGGAAGTCGTGTGGTGAAATTCCAATGGCCACCCTCGTTTGGTACAGGTATCAATAACGAAGTCCCGCCAATCCGGGGTGCTAATACCCGTCCCCAAAGCGACGCATCCAAGTAACCGATCCGCGTTGGCAAGAACTTGCGCCGTCGATAGAGAATCCTTGCCGCCGCTAAGCAGCGCAAAAGATGGCGGGTAATACGGTTTATCACTCGCCGCCTCTATCTGTGCTTGTGTTGGGGTCATGGCTTTATGCTCTCTTGGATTTCCCGCCAGCGATATTCGGCAATCTCAAAGGCCAGCGGCGCATTACGCCGTCCAAGCGTGCCCACAGAAATGCCGTAGGCGTGGATCAATTCGCGGGTCTTTTCCGGCAACAAATAGAAATTGCGCTCCGGTATTTCCACCCGCATAACGCGGCTCATCTGTGCTTGGGTTGGTTCGGTCATGGCGATGCTGTTTTCCATGCGCTGCATGTGCCGTTTTTCTGAGTCTGTCAGGGTCATGGCTTGCTCCTGCGCCGACGCGATCTGTGAATTGTTATCTTTTCGACGTGGAGATAGTTCCCGCCAAATTCATCCACTCTGTTTTGTGCAACTTTGCGCATCCAATAAATCGGAACATGGCCACTTAATAGCGCCAGCTTATTGCCCCTCTTTTCTATGATTGCCCAAGCCTCAAACCGATCATTCGATCTATTGGTAATCATGGCTTGCTCCGCTGAACAACGTCTGAAATATTCCGCCACTCGTCTTGCTGCGTGGTGCAGCCGGCGAGAAGCAGGAAAAGAATAATTAGCATCGGCATTTTTCTGACTCCATTATTGCGCGACCGATGATTTCCGGGATTTGCGGGACGACCGCGTTCCCCAATGCTCTAAGACGGTTGACTCTGGACCCCAACGCCTCCGGGCGTTTCTTCTGCCCAATTCGCTCAAGCACTCTTTGCTGCAAGTCTTGTGCTTCGTGGAATGGCGCGGAATAAAGCTGTTCCCACAGATCGCGCAATTCTTTGTCTTTCTTGATCCACGGCCCCAAGACCCAGAAGCTACGTGGATTTCCTTGTGGCAACTCTGGCACAAGATCATAAAGTCGTTTGCGGTATAGGTCCGATGATGTCTCTGCAAGCGGCGCACACTCCCACATTGCGCGCAGCAGGCGCCGGATAATGACTTGAGCCTCTGGCTCTGTTTCCTGACAGTTGCAATTTCCATTTTCTATTTCTCTAATGAGGTCCAATTCAAAGGAAACCCCATTAGCCACTCGACCCACGTTGGGTTCAGTGCTCCACCAACTTCCCACGGCAATGTCTTGCCCCTCGGGTCTGCATTCCTGATTTCCTGATATTCCGGCGAACATTTCTCCGAACGAT